CAGCAGCGACATCAGGGCCAGCTGGGCCTCCTTGTCGCCGAAGCTTCGGGACAGCTTGAACACGTCGCCGCCGGTAACGCGCTGGAGTTCAGCGATTGCCGCCTCCATCGGGTTGATGCCCTTCGCGCGGGCACCCTTCAGCACCTGCTCAATGTCCACGCCGAACTTTTTGAAGTTCTTGACCGCATCCGGTGCAGTCATCTTCAGCATCGCGTCGGTCAGGCGCGTCGCGGCCTGGCCCGCATCTGGCGCGTCCTTGCGCACCATCTGCATCATGCTCGCCAAGGCCACGGCACCCTGCCTGCCCTGGATGCCAAGGCTGCCGGCCGCCGCAGCAATGGTGGGCATGAACTGCGCCATGTCCCGCAGCTCGAATGCACCTTGCTTGCCGGCATAGGCCAGCGCGTCGAAGGTCGCCTTGAGCTCTGTCGGGCGGATCTTGAGGGCGTTCTGCAGCTGGAAGCCGGTTTTGGTGACGTCGAGCAGATCGGAGTTGGTGGCGGTCGCCACCTTGCCGAGCGCCTCCATCGAGGCGACGGCATCCTTCAGCTCCAGGCCCTGGGCCACCAGATCCTGGATGCCCTGCGCCAGCTTCTCCGGGGCCAGGTTGGTGAGGTTCCGGCTGCTGAGCCGCAACACCTCGCTGCTCAGCCCCTTCAGCTCCACCGCGCCCACGTTCGCCGTTTTGCCGATGTCGCTCAGCACCGCCTCGAAGCTGGCGGCCGTGCGAATGCTGGCCCCGAGCGCCACCGTGATGCCCGTCGCGCCGATGGCGGCCTGCTGCCAGAGGGCATTGTCGAACACCCCTTTGAAGCTTTTGCGGCCGCTGATGGCCGCATCGTTCATCGTGCGGGTGACGTTGCGCCCGAACGACGACACCTGCATCTGCGCAGCCTTGATCGAGCGGCCGAGGCTGGCCGCGATCTTGCCGCCGATCTCGACGGTGATTTTCTGTGGCCCGCTGCCGCCGATCATGTCCGCTTCATCGCCTCCGCGATCTCATCCTCAACCATCTCGGCCGAATGCAGCCAAGCCCAGAGCTCGTCCAGGTCCATATCCAGCAGTTCGGCCAGGCCCCAGCCGGTCGCCTTCGCCAGGATGATCACCGCCCGGCGGAGGTCTTCCACTGCTACGACCTGGCCACCCTGAAAGCCGCGTACTGCGCCTCTAGCTTCGTGAAGTTAACGTCATCGAACTCAAGAAGGTCTTCGTAGAGGATCTCGCAGAGGTTGGCGATGAGATGCACAGTCTGCTCTCCTTCATTGCTGGAGGCCTTGGAGGCGGCGACCCGATCGCAGACCTTGGGCCGGCGCATGATCACGAAATCCACTTCCACGTCGCTGACGGTCTCCGGGAAGTCGAAGACCACCTTGGCGGTCGGCTCAGGCCGCTGTTGCTTGGCCATGCCCATCGTCAAACTCCCATTGCCTTGCGAGTAGAAGCTAGCTGATCAACGCCGTTGATCTTGCGGATCATATTCATCTTATCGACTTCGATTAGCTGACGACCGCCGATCGTGAGCTTGTAGTAACGAAGCGCTACGGAAAACTTCGGCTTGGTGGTGTCACCAGCCTTCCAGTCACCAGGCTCGAATTGTTTCACGTTGCCGGTCATGTTGACCACGATGGCCACCGCGTCAGCACCATCGGCCCGTATGGCGCCGCGGGCGGTGAGCTGCTTGTCTGCGCTGGCCAGGCCGTAGAGGGCGATGATGTCGGGGTTGAACTCCAGCAGGTCAAAGCTGGCCTCCAGCTTCTCCATGCCCATGTCGTGCTCGATCGGGGCATCCATCCCGCCCGCGCGAACCTCCTCCATTTTGGTGGTGAGGGTTGGCAGGGTGAGGGTGTCGATGATGCCAGCGAGGCCGCGGCCATCGACGAACAGGGTGAAGTTTTTGAGTATCCGTGGGATCTGGGCCATGGGTCAATCCTCGATGGGGCGGATGGTGGGGATCAGCGGAACAAGGTGGTCACGTAACCGTCAACCAGGTGGCTGCGGAAAGTCACGCGCTCCGCAGGGAAAGGCGGGGTAAAGTCAAAGTCAAAAACCACCTGGCCGTTGCTGATGGTTGCCGCAGTATTTAATGCAGGATCAACCCACACATCGCCGCCCAGGATTGCGCCGATAGATTGAAGCATCCGCAGATAACCGCGAACGCTTTCCATTACCTCCTCCAGGTAAGTGGCGGTAATGCATCGGTCCACAGCCCAGCGGTGACCGCGTCGAATCGAGTCATTGATCATGTCAACAGTCCGACTGACGCTAATAAACTTGTACTTTGGGTCACTGGACAACGTGCGGTTGCCCCAAAGGCGGAAGCCGCTGTCTCGGATGATCGTGGCGATGTTCTGCTCGTTCAGCAGGTTGGCCCGGCTGGTGTAATCACCAGGCTGGTAGTCGATGGCGCGAGCGGTTCCCTGGATACCGTTTATCTCATGGTTAGAGGGGCTCCACCAGAAGCCCAACTCATTGTCGATCTTGTTGATCAGGCCCGCGATAGCGGAAGACGCAGGGATCGATACGCCGCTGCGCAACACCCACGGATCAACCACATAGATGCGGCGACTTCCAAAGTCGTTGTTCAGCTGAATGGCCGCCGCATCAGTCGTGTTCGGTCCATCGGCAATGATGTGCGCCTGCAGTCGCTCGGCGATGCCCAGCAGCTCCGCCAGCACTTCAGACCGGACAGTGCCGCGCTGCACGGTGCCAGCCACTGCCTGCACACCTCCGGCAGGGGGTGCACCGATCGTGATGGTGGGATTAGCCCCCACGCCCTTGCCAGGGTCGTCGATCACGAACGACACGACCTTGCCGGCGTTGGCGCCAGTGCCCAGCACAGCGCGAACCACCGCGCCACCAGGGGCGGTGACGGGCGGGGCGGTGGTGTAGCCGGCCCCCTGGGTTTGCACAGCAATCGAGAGGATCCCGTCGCTGGTGCGCTGATGGGTGAAGCCGGGGGCGATCAGAAGGCGGGGGGAAAATCCGACAAGGCTTTCGGCTGCCAGAAATGCATGCACGCCTTCGTAGGCGCCCGTGGTGCCGTTGATCCCACCAACGATTCTGTCAATCGTTGCGGTCTCTTCGGACTCTTGCGCCACGCGGACCACCACCACCACAGCGCCGGCCTGGTCGTAGATCAGGTCGAGGGCTGGTTGCAGCGTCCCGGCCTCGCCCAGGCCTGCCATCTCACCACGTCGAGCGACCAGCACCGGAGTGTTCAGCGGGAACGCCGCGGCGTCCGCATCAGGCGCCGTGCCGATCAGGCCAATCACGCTGGATCGAACCGTTTGGATCGGCCGGGCTCCGGTGTCGATCTGGAGAACCTCCACGCCGTGGAGGAAGGTGGTGGTCATGTGGAGGGTCCTCCTGTTGGGTTGATTCTAGGCGAGGCTGCAGGCCTACTCAAAAAACAAATTGATGGCGCCAGCGTCGAAGGTGTCGGTGCCATTGGCAGCCACCACACGCAGATAGTCCAGGGCGCCCGCCAGTGTCACCACCCCGCCAGAGACGGTGGATCCCTGGACGATGCCGGTGGTGACGAACTCCCCAGAGGCCAGCCAGGTGTTGCCGCTGATGTTCGTCAGCGTCAGGTGGCCGTAGTGGTTGTAGGCGTAGGCGTTGTTGAAGATGGGGATGCCAGCGGTGGAACTCACCGGCCCCACTCCGCCGGTCCACGAGAGCACGCTGTTGCCGGTGTAACCCGTGACCGTCGGCGCCCCGCCAGTGCCGAGCTGCACCAGCAGGTTGGTGGCGGCGTTGCTTGACACACCGTTGAAGGCCACCGTGATGCGACGGGCCCAGGAGGGGATGCCGGTGAAATCAACTGCAGTGCCTGATGCCTGCACTGCAGTCCGCAGTGTCAGCGGCTGCGCCAGCTTGGCGGGCGTTACCGCGCCATCGCGCAGCTTGGGTGTTGTCACCGTGTCGTCAGCCGGCGCACCCTGCGACGACACGCCCAGGGCCAGCACGCGCACGATGGTCCCGGCTGGCACGCCTTCGCTCAACGTCAGCACAGTGCCCGCCATGTTGAGGCTGTACTCGCTCGTCGGCTGGACCACGCCATCAATCGTGACCAGCGCCGACGGCTTGTTGATCACCGCCGTGCTGAGCGTGAACTCGGACTGGTTGGCCGTGGCGATAAAGACCATCTCGGTCTGCACCTGGCCCTGCACATAACGGGCATCGGATTCCGCCTTGCTGAACACGTCTGCGCTGTTCGCTTTCTGCGCCAGCAGGTTCGTCACTGTCGCCGCGAAGTTCGGGTCATCGCCCATCGCTGCCGCCAGCTCATTCAGCGTGTCCAATGCACCAGGGGCGCCCTGGATCAGGTTGGTAATCAGCTGATCGCATTCGACCTTGGTGTAACGGGCAAAGATGTCTGCGTCGATTGCATTCAACGCATCGCGCAGGCGCGTGATGTCCTCGCCCAGGAAGTTGCCAGCGGCTGGCAACTTGTAACTGCGGTTGGCTGTGCGGTCGTCGATCGGCATGTCAGATCACCACCAGACGAAGCTGTCGAAGCTGTGGCCGCGCCGCTGCAGAGCCGGCCAGGGTGAGGCGCACGCGGGTGCTGGTGCCGCCAGCCGTGAAGCTGGCGACCGTGTGGGTGCGCTCCACCCAGCCGTCCCCAACGGCTGTGCTGGCGGTCAACGTCACCGCCTGCCAGGTGCCGGCTCCGGTCTCGAACTCAACCAGCACGCTCGATGCCCCGGGCAGGAGTGCCTCGAACGTCGCGCTGACCTTGGCGCCGGCGGCGCAGGGGACCGCGCGGGAGACATAGGTGCCGGTCTCGCCCAGGTTGCCCAGCACCGCCTGGGTGCCGGCGAACAGGTAGGGGCTTTCGGTGGTGGTGCCGCGCAGCAGCGCCGACAGGGTGAGGGGCACGTTCACGTCCTCCGCCAGCTGGACCAGGGCGTTGTCGGCGCCGCGGATCTGGCCCCCGTCCGGCTTGGTGAACACGAACTCCACATCGGTGGCGCTGCTCACCCGCTCGACACCAGCGAGGGCCACCAGGTCGGTGGTGTCGCCCACGACTGCGAGGATCGTGCCTGTGGCCGGCGTCGCTGGGCTGCCGCTCACGGTGAACGTGTAGGTGCTGGGGCTCGTCACGGTCACCGTGAACGCGCCGTTGTAATCGCCCTGATTGGCGCCGCTGTGAACCACCTTCTGCCCCGTAGCGAATGGGTGCGTGCCGCCGATCCAGGTGGCGGTCGCGGTGGTGCCGCTGCGGGTGATGGTGACGGTGCCGGCCCGGAGCTGGCCAAGGGCCACGGTGCGGGTGGTGCTGGAGAACAGCGCGCCGTACATCCTGAACGTGAGGTCGCTCTCCTGCACCGGCGTCCAGGTGCTGGCGTTGGAGCTCTTCAGCATGGTGCCGATCGTGTACGGCTGGCTGGTGACAAACGCCTGGGCCGCAGAGTCATATTTGCCCAGCTCCGCCAGGCCCACCGCATGGGTTGGGTCATCGGTCAGCAGCACCATGGCGTACTCGACGCCAGGCTGCAGGTAGACCGGCCTGGTGAGGGCGATCTTGTTCCATTCCCCCACCGTGATGGCGCTGCCCTGCAGCACGCCCTCGGCCAGCGTGGTGGCATTGGGGAGGCCCAGCTCGGTCTCTCGGATCTCCAGGTAGACCTTGTTGCCGGCGCTCCCCTTCGCCGTGAACTTGAAGTCCACGCCGGTGACGTGCCGCGGCTGATCGAGGCGGAACGTCTGGGCCAGCGGATCCCAGAACCGGGTCTCGATCGTGGTGAGCTGCCGCTGGGTGCTGGTGACGATCGTGCCAGCGCCAATGAACCGCGCTGCGCCGAAGCTGCCCTGGTTGCCCAGGAACGTGACGCGCTTGGTGCCGACAGGCACGTTGGCCGGGATCGCGAACGACCCCGTGATCTGTCCAGATGCGTTGGCTGTGAGGGGCATGGCTATCAGGGAGGCGTGACGGTGATCCCGTCGAACTTCACCTCGGTGAGCGTCTCACCGGGGTCGAAGCCCTCCAGGGTGAAGTTGATGGTGATGGGTCGAAGGAACTGCGCCGGCCGCTGGCTCTCGCTCAGCAGCTCTGTGCGAGTCGTGGTGGAGGTGGCGATCAGCAATTGCCCCCCCGGCCCCTGGGACAGGATCTGCTGCGTCGCCGGCGACGTCCAGATGGTTTCGATCACCGTGAAGCGATCCACCGCTGGGGTGAGGGTGATGGCGGCAGGGATCGGGTCGAACGCCTGGTAGGGGTTGATCGGGCTGCTGCCGGTCTGCTGCGTCTGCTGCAGGATGATCTCCTCGGTGTAGGGGAGCATCCAGTCCTGCGCGTTGTTGCTCGGGGCCTGGTACGCAGTGAGTGCGATCGGCAGCTGCAGGGTGCCGTTCACCACCGCAGCGGTCTGCGTGATGCCCTGATCCCGCAGGTCGTCATCGAGGAACGGATCCACGAACACGCCGCGCTTGCTGCTGGGCTCGCGGCTGCTGATGTCGTTCCGCAGCCGCTCCTCTGCCACCAGGTCGAACAGGTCGACAATCAGCGACCGCATCCGCTCCAGCTGGTCGAACGGGATGGCGCGGATGCCGTCGTTGGCGATGGTCGGCGCTGCACCCCAGTTCCAGTAGATGGTGGCCAGGCTGAGCAGGTTGCTGGGCACCGCCGGCGGTAGCGGGTTGAAGCGGGAGCTGATGCCCTTGACCCTGGCGAACGCGCCGTCGCGGTCGATGCAGAGGCGGT